GTAGTAACTCAGTTCTCCACAGATAATTAATAATCTGAGTAGCCATTCTCTCTCTAACATCCTGAGCCTCATAGAGACGCCATTGCTCAAGACCTTGCAACTCCTGCTGTGCTTTTTGCTCATCATAGTTCTTAGATTCAATCTGTTTGGTTAAAAACTCCATGTACTTGTCTTTAACAAGTCGCTCTTTATCACTAATTGCGTCATCATTCTTGACTGCAATTCTCCAGTCAAACCTACGCTTCATCTCCTCACCAATCAGTAAGTCGAGTTTAGGTTTGCTAAGAGGATAGTTCCTCATTTCCACAGGAAAGTCAGCACCTCTAATACGCCAAGGGTTCACAACTCGTTCAATATCATTAGGATCGAGTATGTTACTAGCTAAATCGTAGTTGGTTTGTTTCTCGTAGAACGATGCCCTCAGTCCTTGGTTTTGGGTGTAATTTACCAAACTTATTCCTGCATCGACGCAGTCACGCCACCAACTAGCGTTCTTTTCTTTAATGCCCTTCTTTTGTGAGGGAAAAATGTTCAAACTAGCCATCTTATTGAATATCAGTTACTTACGTTAGAATAAATGCTTTTGTATGTATTTTATGGTTACAAAGATAAACCATTACCAAGGATTTTCCAAATTATTTCTCATATTTTTTGTCGCGCTATAGCGATATCCTACTCCTTTGTTAAAAACTCTACCCCAAAATGGGTCATCCATGATGGTAGATTGCTTCTTGTAAGGCTCAATTTTAACAGTTAACAGGTCTTCACGGTAAATCATAAGCATAATTAACGCTGAAATATCGTCAAAGTTGTTATTTGAGTTCCAGCTAATGATTTCTCTAAGCAATGCTACAGAGCGAATTCTGTCCATATTAGTCACCTCAGACTCCTCACCTTCACCGTATGCTCGTGAATCCATCCAAGTTTGTGCTAATTCCATGCCGTATTGGTTAACAGCGACAGACGGAGCGGTTCCCTTAGAGTTATTACCAATAGTATTTGCCTTACTTACACCCTTGTCTTTAAGGATGTTAGGCTCATCACAGAGTAAATGTAAGCAGTGGGTGTTGAATAGGTACCCATAAATTCCCTTATTACGCCTCTCATAGTTAGCAGTGGCGTTGTAGTACTTCAACAACCGTCTGCAGGTCTCATAGAACTTATTAGCAGGTGGTCTACCCTTGTAATGTGCTACAATTCTATCAGTAATTTTATCCAGTACTAATATTGAGCCTACTGAGTTACCGGAGGAAACATCATCATCGTAGGAGTCAATGCCGGCAATGTATCTAAATGGTTGGATATCCGCACCCACACGCTGTGGTTGTTCGTAGATTTCAACGCATCCCTGCGCTTGATCAAAGTCTTTAATGGGGAATTCCCGCAAAGGTATTCCCAGAGGGTCGTACTCATATCTTATTGTATTTGATTCTGAGTCTGCAATTAACTTTGCTAAGTAGATTGAGTCAATAAACTCTCCCTTGTTAGCTAAAATGTGTCCTAAACGTGTTTGAGCACGTAAAGTATCAAATCTAGAGCCTTCAGTTCTCAGCAATGCCTCTGCAGGAGTCATAGGAGACTGCGTAATGAACTTTCTGTAAGTAGAGCGGTTACCTTTAGCCTGACGATCACGAGTCTTCATCAGGGACTCCTTGGTAGTATCTCGCATTGAGTTACCTTGAGCATCAACCTGAACTTTATCACCCTTTACTTCTGGAGCGTACCACAGTGCATCAATAAACCAACCGCACTCACCTACTGTATTCTCATCATAGATGTTCTCATATGACTTCAATCCATAAGCACCGGGATTGTAGAACATATCAGCAAGGTCACGTCCACCAGCATCCACATCACCCCCAGTTCCCCAGATCAGGGGTACCCCAGTCATCAGGTGACCGTCGCGGAATGTAGGTTCGGCAATAGCGTAAGCGTCTAATAGTCCTTTAAATCGTCCAGCTTCCTCAAAACACATGGTGAAAATAGACGCACCAATTGTCTTAAATGGGTTATCTTTGAATGAAATTGCTTGAACTTCAGACATGTAACCGTCTTCAATTGGCATTCCCATGTCATCTGTGTAGACGAATGATGCTCTAATATGGTCTCTTCTATCAATCTTTTGACGACGTTTACCCCAGTCAGTTGACTTATTAATATGGTTCAATGCGAAGTGCACACCATTTAATAATGTGTCGTAGTGTAACTGCTCGTAAGAACCTATTACAGTATTACTGTGTGAGATGAATGTAAAGTTGTAGGCAATGACTCCTCCTGCGTTGACGTATGTAATCCCAAGTCGGCGTGACTTCAAGATAACCATTCCCTTGAGTGCGTGACCTTTATGTGGGCCTTCAGCAAAACATTCCTCTAATTCATGAAACAAGTAGTACTGGTGATCTAAGAACGATGGGAAAGTTAGTATCTTCCTATTACCCGGCTTACCTGTAAGTGGGTCCATAGGACGAGCCTTCATCATAGTAAAGTTCAAGAAGAAGTAGTGGCGTCCAGTTATTCGTACTCCACCAACAGTGTAACCATCCATGCAACGTCTCTCCTGCTCATCCCAATACTCCACCCAATCCTTAGAACCGTAAGGAGCACTAGTGTAGTATCCATGTTTCAAGAAATGCAAGGCTTCTTGTGAGAACACACTTGTATTCAAGAACTTAAGATAAACATGGCTAGTGTTCCTTACCGGATTGAGATGCTTCTCTACTTCCCAAGGTTGTGCTACTATGATGTCTGACATTATTATCTCTTAGGTGTTTCACGCATTCCTAGTCTACCTTGACCCTTAATGCGTTGTGTTTCACTAATTTCTTTCTCAACTAATTCTCTGAGTGATGTGATGCCTTTGATTAGGTCACCAATTGACTTAACGTTAGCAATAAGTGTTTGAGTTTTCTTGCCGGTATCGTCATCAGTGACGTCAATGTTTCGAAAGTACATTCGAATCTTAGTCAATGCCGCCTCAACATCGTCTAACGTACCCATTGAAGGAGTAGTTTGCAGTTCCCTGTATTTATTAACAGCTGCTTCTATCAGTTTATCTGGCTTCCAGTTCTTTCGAGTAATGATATCTGCAGCAATCTTAGTGTGCCGTGCGTGATCATCATAAGCCTTGTAGACTGATTTGTAGTCAGTTAAGTAGTACACATAGGCTAGGTCCTCTGTAGCAGCCTCTTTAGTCTTACTACTATCACGATCCCACAAGTCTTTGAACTCTTTGATGAGGAGAGCTTCTGGTGAGAAAGTTACTCGTCCCCCTGTAAGGCTAAACAGATTCATTCTCAGATTTTATTAGTTCATCAAACAGAGAACTGTCTGGTATGATAAACAGTGCCTTCTTACTAATTGCTTTCTTCTCATCAGCCACAGCATCAGTAAGTATTCCCTCACACTGTTTAACTGTGTTATCAATCCTATGTTGCCAGTCTACACGTTCTTTAGTAGGCTGCAAGTGAATTACTTTCTGCATCTTCAAGCACTTAACGAAGTGCTCAAAAAACTTTGTATCAAGGTAAATCATTCTGTTGTTCTTTAAGTAATTTTCTGTATTTCCTACTTGATTGGTATTTGGCAATTGCTTTCAACTCCTTAGATGGTGCTACTATGAACTTTCCAAGGTTTTGTATGTAGACTGTATCGTACTGTTGTTCTGCTACTTTAGCTTCACGCATCTTCTCAACTAGAACTACAAATGGAGAGTTAACAATCCCCTGTATCACATAGACCGGCTGCTTGTATTTCTTAGCTAACTCTCTAATAAACTCTTGTGTTCTTCGCTTGTGCATAGTATTTCTACTTTAAGTGAATAGTCTTGTGGAGACAAATGAATATCGTATGAGTAATTCTTGTGCTGCATTATCCACTTCTCCAGCATCAAATTTACTCGTGCGTACGTCGTTTGAAGTTCCTGTAGCGACTTCATGCGGTAGCTCAGTGTTCTTAGTTTCATGTTCTAACTTATTAAGTTCCATATTAAGGTAACAGATAGCCTTCTTAATGTCTTCTATCGGATTACCCTTCTTCTTGTAGCGTGATATGTATTTCAAAGCGTTACCAGCATTGAAGTTCAAGTCCCAGGCATCAATTACTTTGATTGCTTCGTATGTGTAGTCTCCGCCGTAGTGGGACGGGTGATTAACCTTCTCCATCTTCTCTACATTTTAAAACAGTTTCAAGGCCACTTATTTGATAATAATGTAGTTTACCATCTGGCTCTCCCGGTAACTCTAGTTTAAGTGTGGTATCGTTGTCAATAATAAAGTTAATCTCATTTTGAAGAATATCTACTATTGTTTTTAAATCTTCTTCTGATCTGAATGTTATTTCAATTAGGTGTGGTATTCTAACACCAAACTTACAAAGTTCAATGTGAATATTTTCTAATGATTCAGTTACCTTGTTCATCTGTAAACTCAAATATCAATGGTTGTAAATATGACATTGTGTAACGAGGTACCAGTTCATCATCAACTAGTAAGCCTTTCTTCCTAAGTCCAGATAACACGTTTCTGAGTATCTGAGGCTGAATATCTAATCGGTCTATGATTCCATCTCTAACCTTCGGCGCTAATAGCGCAGGTTGAGGATTCATAAACTGACGTGTGTGGTTAAATAGTAAAAGCTCCCCATAAACGAGGAGCTCTTGCTTCGATAGTTTATCAAACGGAGACATTGCAGATAATATCTGCACCGCTTGATGAAAGTAATTCTCAGGACTACTCTTTATTAACATTAGTAGTTTCCTCCTGCATTCGCGGCCTGAGCCAATCGTTTAACTCAATCTTTGCTTTCCTAAGTTCCAAGAATCGAACTTCAAGTTCAAGTTGCTTATTCTCTTCTTTAAGAAACTCCTGATATGACTTCCTAGCTGCACGCTTCTGTGCTTCAGTAGGTTCTTTCTCTACTTCAGGTGTAGACTCATTTTTTACTTCGTCCATTGTTAATGTATTAAACTCCACGTTAATAATTACTTCTTCAAGGTAAACCAGCGTTTAAAAGTATCTTTAAAAACCAGCCAAACAATTCCCAGTACAACTATTACACTAAAGAAAACTGCTCCAATTACATTCCAATCCATGTTAATCTGTATTAGTCAAGCGTTAATTTTCTGCAACAAAGATAAACTCTTTTTTATTACAAAGCAAGATAAATCTTCAAATATTTCATAATCATCTGTAAGTCAGGCTAATTAATTTTGGTCAATCCTCTAATTGTATCGCTGTGTTCTTGATAAAGTCTATTTCATCATCATGAATCGGTGGACTTACTGCCGGTAAACTCGAATAATCTATGAAGAACAGTATGATCTCTGTCTTAAAATCAACGTCTATTTTCTTAACATGTTTAAGGAAACCATTAATCATCTCCTTATCTTTACATCCAACTGGGTAAATATGTGTAACGTTACCGCTTATCTCCTCATCCCATAGTTTGTTAGTTAAATCTTTGCGGTTGTAAACCTTGTAACTGATTGCGTCATTGATTTTGATAGAGTCTTTTACCATAATGCTAGTGTTAAATTACTTAGATAATCCGTGTATTTTCTTGTGGCACTCTTTGCAGAGTGTTATTAATAAGCTTAAGTCCCTGCTTTCTTGGTAGATAAATATGTAATCTGTGTGGTGAACTGTAAGATTAGACTTCGAACCACACTTGACGCACTTATGTTTGTCTCTGCCAAGCACCGTATTGCGAATCCTAATCCACTCATCTGTAAGCAAATACTTGCGGTAGAGTATCTTTAATCTCAACTTGGTTCTCTCACTGTAACCAGAGCCCTTGATCTTAAGAGCTTTCGCAATGAACTTATCCGCTTTAGATTTACCTACCCCCATAGACAGAAATAGCGTGGAACCTTGCGGTAGCACGCGCGCTTTAACTTCTTATTTGTTAGTAACTGTCATTGTTGTTATTTGTTTTTCTACTTCTTGCAGGGCGTAGAAAGCCCCTCCACGCCGACAGTTTTCCGTGCAAATGTTTGGAAACCAGTGCGTGTTAAATTTAGTTTCGGAACTTCCATGTAGACGTACGCTATGTTGTTAAACAACTTGCACCCAACGGGAGGACTCTCAGCTTGTTTTAAACTCCCTCTACCTTTATATCCTAACCAGTTTTAGAAGTATGGGGGGAACTCATTTCACATCAATGTGTTACTCTTACAACCCCATTTCAGACCTTTGAAATTACCCTCAAGGCGTTCTACTCTTCGTACTTCTGATTGCAAACATACAACAATAATTTTCTATTTCCAAATTTTTGTTGAAATATTTCACTGCGCTATAGCACTATTTTGGGTATTTCGGGTTTTAACGAAATGAATTGGTGGTATTAAAGCGCTTTAAAACTGTCTAAATCTACTGCTAAAATGGATTATTGTAGTAGATTTGGTTAAGTTTTCACACAATTGGCACCAATAAATCTAATTTTATCACAGGTTTGGCACTTAAAATGTATTACATTTAAGACATATTTAGGACATTTGTTTGGAATTTAGTACATCTAGCTGTGTGTAATTGCGTATAAATTGCGTCAATTGCGCCAGATTGTATGCTATTGCATATCACTTTAGTCAGGTTTAGGCTGACTGTGGTGCTATGAATGGTAGAAAATTTTTTTAATAAAAATATTTTTTTTATCGTAACTGCTTGAGATCCAACCATATTCTCAACCACCCCGGCTTAGCTCTGCAAATTGGGCATCACCCGCCAGTCATTCACCATAAACTAATAGCCATGAAACGTTTCGAAAAGTTAATCCAACTGATTCTAATCATCATGTTGTCCTTAGTACTACTAGGAGCATTCATCATGCTGATCTACAATCCACTCAACTACATCATGTCTATTGTGTTAGCAGTAGCAGCTACTACACTGTTAGTACTAATGATTAGAGAGTATCGTAATGAATTCACTGAGTATCAACATAAGACTAGATTCTAATAGCAGTGCATCTCAGTAATGAGATGTTGTAATCTATTTTCTTTAACCACTACTAAATCTTGCAGGAGTATCTCAATAACACTACTCAACTCTCTAAGCGTCCTATCCACTAAGCTCTTATGGTAGGCAGTAGTTGACTTGTGTTATTGAGTTACTTTAGTTTAAAACAGGGTGCGAGTGAAACGAGCACGCACTTTGAGCTCCTATTAAACTTAAGTAGATTGCTCAAACTAAAACATCTGATAGAATACTATTATTAATATGGTGTAGTAATCTATCGGATAGAATGCCTTATTAATATGGTGTAAACTATTAGCTGGAGTTACACATAAACATTAACTTAATAATCTATTCTTTTTAACCACTACTAATAGTTGCAGACCATTGCACTTAGGTCTTTAATCTGCAGTGCACTAATACTAATCTCACTTTTAATACTTTACTACAATGTTAAACATTTCTGGTATCCGTAAGGCTTTTCGTAAATCTGACAATCAGCCTTTCTTCGTAGTTGATTACACAGGTCAGTTGACCCTTGTTACATCATCCACAGGAAAAATGTCAGCCGTATTGCCTAAGGCATCGGTGCCCATCAGTATGACAGTTAATCCGACTAACGAGGCTAATCTCCTTGCTATTGTCGGTAGCAAAACTGAGGGTAATATCGTGCGTACTGAATGTGCTCCTCGTGAGTTCAAAGGTGCTGACGGTAAAACCTACACTTCACGTCATCAGTGGGTTGTTGTAATGCCCGGACAGTCCGTTCAATCTGCAGTTGCAGTTGCTTCGGAGATTGCTGAGTCACCTGTTGCTCAGGAAGATATCTAACAGATATCATTTGATTTGTATTTCGCATCATGGGCTACCGCTAGTTATTAGTGGTAGTCTCATGGTGTGATTATACAGATAATAAGAACATCATTTGAGTTGCTATATATAATATGGTGTAGAATGAGTAGTTTTTCTACTCAATATAAGTGGGTCATATCACCCACTAATGTCAAAAAGTACTACTAACACACTTATATAGATATGTTATATGTGTCTGTAACTAGTTGATTGACAGTGTACCTGGTTACAATCCACCCTTAATAAGAACCTCTCCATTTTCCTAATAGTACCACTCTCCCATTTTCAGTGGGGCATCCATAGCACAATATCGAGTAACAAAACTACTCAATATTACAACAGTCAATAGTAAACAGTAATAAACAATAATAAACACTAATAACTAATAACATGAAAACTCTATCTAATTTCGTCAAATTGTATTACCTGCACATAATAATAGCATGTCTCATTGGAATGATCTACTATCAACACACTGAGATTAAAGACACTAAACTGGTAATAGGAGTATTGATAACTCATATTGATGAGCAATCTGATCCTAGAATAACTGCCTTAGAAAGTAAGCAAAGTGAGATCATTAAAGTTATCAATAATCATACTGAAACTATTGATAACATTGAGGCTTATCTAACTAGGAAGTAAATCACATACATTAACCTAAGTAAATCACTTAAAACCTAAACATTATGAGATCAAGGGTAAATTACAATAAGCAACGTACTTTCAAACAAGGGGAACTGTATGTAACTGATAGTGGTACAGTAGTAATGTGTACTGAAACAAGTAGTGGTTTTGAATTCCCAGCAGTTTGTATTCACACAACTACAGGCTGTTGGTCGCCGGGAGAATATTATCCTGTAGCACAAATGGATTCATTTAAACCATTCAAAGGCACACTTGAATTGATTAGTGAGTAACAATAAAAGATGTAAGTTACACGTGCACATGCATATCGGATAAGATTGTGGTATAATCCGGTGTTTAAGACGTACCACATAACAACTTACATTTAGTATTAACCTTTAACACTAAAAACAATGGAACTTGAAACATTAGAACAGACTACTAAAGAAGAATCTGTAGCTACAACTACAAAGATATGTGCCGATTGTGGTAAATGGTTATCTGTAAAGCAATTTAGTAAGCATCCGATGTCAAGAGATGGTTACAAAGCGGTTTGTAAAAAATGCTTCTCTAAAAAACTAGCCAGTAGAAAAGGTAGAAGTATTACAGAATTTGTTGAACATGCATTACAGCCAGTTGAAGAAGCACCTCAAATCTCACCAACTACATCTGCTCAGCTACAGCTAATCACTAACATTCTGCATGATGCCTTAATAGGTAATCACACAGTCACAATATCAATCCCAATTATGAATATGAACTTAACATTTAACCAATGAAAACTAAAGTAAAAGTATCAATTGAACAACAGATGAAAGAGGCTACTAAGAAATCTAACCACATTAAAAACTCTAAGGAGATGGTTGACTTCCTCATTAGCAGAATCATTGATGTGCATAACCATAAGATTACAACAGCTGAAGCCAGAGTTATCTCTAGTTTAGCTCACAAGGTAGTCAGAATATGGGCTCTGCAATTAGAGCAGAACAAACAGCTTGGTATTACTAAACCAATACTATTCCTGTTGCCATCAAGATAACAGTAAAACAGCTAAACATCGAAGATTTGTGGACAAACTAGCGCTTAGTACGAATACGGGTAGCAATACTCAGGACAATAAACGTCGGCGGGAGTTCACATTTCTTCATGTTTATCACACAGCCTTCCACACATGAATGATAGCTCATGTAGTGGTTCAGGTTAAACATTGGTTCAAATCCAGTGAAGGCTGCAAACTTATTTATTAACAATCTAAAACAAAACAATATGAAAAATCAAATCAAACCGTTTATTATCTACGCAGATAATAACAGATTACATGAAGTAGGTAAATTGTGTGAAGAGGCTGGGTTACTTATTGAAAGAAACTTAGACGGAAGTATTACGTATGTTGGCGGAATAACAATGCACGATGAATTCTGCTACTATCCAGTAGATGAGGTCGGCCCAAACCGTTACGGATTCAACAGTGGTACAATAGATTCATGTGGAGGTTTTGAAACACATGGTCTGCCGTACTTCGAGAAATTCAACTACCCATCCGATTTACAACAAATCAAAAAGCATCTTGGTTTAGTATCACAAGAGATCACAGGTTTTGGAGTAAAAGGCTCACCATCATTACTTAAAGCATTTGCTGAAGAGGCTGTTGGATTGGGTTGGATTGAGCAATCTAATAATACATCATCTCCTGATCTTTATTTCAATGTTACTAAAGATGTAGATTATGGTTCATTAAAGAAAGGCCACTTTTGGGTATCTAATGCTGGAAGCTCTACTGTAACTGGACCGAATTTCAATCTCCCATCTCAATGGAATGAAGCAGTTGAATGCTTACAACTAATCAACAAACCCAAAGTACTAGAGGTTACTCTTCAACAAGTAGCTGATAAGTTTGGAGTTGAATTGTCTAACTTAAAAATCATTATCTAATGTGGTATTGGATTTTAGGGGGCTTAGCACTTATGATAGTGCTAGCCCTCATTTATGTAATTTATCACATTGGTTACTCAATGGTAAACGATGTTGATCCTAATCACAATAGTTATCAACCTGATTAATAAAACGTATTATGAAAAAGCATGAATTTAAAGAAAACGACTTTGTAATATTTGATTCTATTTCACAAAGAGTGGAGTACTGCTTAATAGCTAAAGCCAACATGTATCCTATTGATAACTTTTGCGTAGATAAAGAGCAAAAAGTATGTGAAATTCGTTTCAGACCATACGCCAAAGGATTTACTACTTGGTACATGGGACCAGAAGACACTGAAACCAAAATCACCCCACAAGAATTCTTAAAGCTGATTTCTCAGTATGAAATTGGGGATGAGGTAGAGGTTATTGATAACACATGTGGGCACCCAAAATCAAACGGAGAAATCATAACTGTAACTAAAATCAATGCTTCAGGCACTGGATTTAGTAGCGGTGAATGGGGATATCATTGGCAAGATGTAAAACTCCACAAATCAATTAGTAACAAACAATCAAAAACAACAGGTATGAAAAAGTTTAAAAACAGATTTGCAGTGACTGGAAGTAAATCACTGCTTAAAGCTTTCAAAGATGAATTATTGGCAATCGGTTACAAATGCAAACACAATAATGACGATGTTAGCTTTGTTATTTGTAACGATTACGGGAGTACAATTGCTAATGGAGAGTATCACACTAACAGTAGCAAAGGTGAGCTAACCACAATGCTTTACACCTTACCACAAGATTGGGACACCGCATTAGCAGCAGCTAAAGAGACTGTTGAAGAGAATGTAGTACTGTTCAAAGTTGGAGATAAGGTGATATTAGATTGTAAGTATCAGCATGTAAAGGAAAACAATGATTACACCGGCGATTTAACAATTGGCACAGTTTACACTATCTCAGAATGCTACATTGGTAAACTTGGTAAAGGTGACGTCTGCGTCGCTAAAGTAAAGGGTGGTTTATGGTACACCGTAGCTGAAAAGTTCAGGCTTGCTACTGCTGCTGAAATTAAAGCATCAGAACAGAAGACCTATCAGTTTGGTGGAAGAACAATGTATCGTTGTAACGAGTATCTTGCTGACACTGCAACGGGTGGTGGTGAAATTGTTAGCATTGGTGATCTGAAGGTATGGTACAAATGGTACAATATGATGCCGCAGACTGCATCAAATCATTCACTGTCAATTCCTGATGGACATTTGAAAGTAGGTTGCACTACTGGAACACTGCATGAAGCATTAGCAATCTGCAAAGATTTGTTTGATTAAAGCACAATCACACACATGTTGTTCTTTATTAGAGCCGGTAAACAATAGTAACTAACTAACTGTTAAGTATTAAGGTTTTCTTGAGGGAGAATTGAAGGCTCTCCGTGTGTGATTAAATTCTACTCTGTAAAGTGAGAATATCAGAGTTTATTGTTTGTTTCCATATTTGGTTGGTTTAGGTTAGTACAGAGGTTATCTATCTGTTAGAGTTTTTTCGTTCATAATGTTTTTCTCTTACAGTTCTCACAGATAACTTCTTTTAATTATTAATGTATCTAAAATCGTAATATTATGCAACAGGATGAAGTATCAAAAGCAGACGCTTGGACAATAACTGGAATCTTTACCTTCATAATTTGTTTTATCTTAGGTTTGATAGTACTTGGAATGTGGGGATGCCCTCGTTACAATGTATGGCAACAAGGATTAGAAGGTCAGGCAGAGTTAGCTAAAGCAACTCAAAATCGTCAGATTAAGATTCAGGAATCACAAGCTAAGGCAGATGCTGCAAAGTATGAGGCCGAATCTGAAGTAACTCGTGCTTATGGAGTAGCTAAAGCTAATGAGATTATCGGTAATAGTTTAAAGGGGAATGAAGCCTATCTTCATTATTTATGGATTAACGCTCTTAATGAGCGTGCAGGTGAACAAACTATTGTTTACGTGCCAACAGAAGCTAACATTCCAATAATGGAAGCAGGTCGAACCTTTAAAACTAACTAATCATGAAAAAGAATAACAATCAAACATTCACTCTCAAAGTACACCTCAACAATCCGTCTAAAGACAAGTTGTTTAAGACAACTCATAACTTCAAGCGAGTAAAATCTGAAACTGAAGCTATGGAAATCATTGATAACTTGTGGGGCAGTAACTCCAACTACAATTCGTTGCACGATAAAACGGTCTATTTTGATGTCAAAAGCGCATATTATGGAAGCAAAAGAATCATCTGAACCGGGAATGTTCAACTTAGATGTTAGTGATCCAAACTTCTCGTACTCTAGCTGTCCATGCTGCAACGCATCATTCGATGGTGGATTAATTCTTGACAAGTTTAAGCAAGTAAGAGATAACCTAAAAGCAGAAGGTAAACTTGAGACTAAAGAATATGAGTGGTATCAGAAAACTGATGAGGAATTTGAGACACTGATGAAAGAGAGTTACTCAGAACCTTATCGGTTTAGTGAATTGATGGGTATTGAGGTGCCTAATTTGTATGATGGCGTATTAGCATTCAAATGTGAGGCATGTGGCTCATATTGGGCACGTTTCACTGGAGAATATCTAGGTAACAACTTAACTGCAGATCAGTTAATGGGAATGAAAGACAAGTTAAACAGAGTAAAAATCGTTAAAAGTATTTGATATGGACGAATTCATATGGTTAGAAAGCAAAGAAGAACTCCAAATTTATTGTGATTACTTAAAAAGTGTTAACATCACCGATAACTTTGGAAATTGCACTTACAGCAAGGATGGAATATTCCCACTAATAACTCATAATGTTCACGGTTATTATCATGCAGATAACTGGAGAGACAGTAAATTCAATGGAGTAAAAACAGTATTAACATTCAAACAATTTGAACAACAATATTTAAAAACAGAGAGTATGAAAAAAGAGCCATTTTATGTAGATGCAAAAAGCTTTTCACTTGTAAAAGCGTTTATTGAAGAGATTACTGAGAAGTTTGGTTACAAACAGTTTGGAGAATATGCTTTAACCGCTGATAATTTTGGCTTAAAAACCTTAATTATTAGGGGGGACGCTAAACCACATTACAATGGTGTAGATCGTGACATTATCACAAGAGAAAGGAAATTCTACAACTTACCACAGCAATGGGATGACGCAATGGAAGCTTGCAAACAAGCAGCTATTCCAACAGAAGACATCCGTAAAATGCCGTTTGGTAAACATGATGTTCAAGTCAATCTGACTAAGAAGACAGTTACTATTGATGGAGAACATATGATTTCAACTGCTAACATTAAGAGGTTAATTAAGTTCAGAGAAATCAACATTGATATTAATGGGTATCCAATGGAAATTATTGGAACAATAAAGTTTGGTTGTAAATCTGGTAGTACAGAACAATTTGCAGACATTCTTGAACTTTTCAAATAATAACCTAAACTCTAAAACATTATGACACTTCAAATCAGAGATCATCAAAACAAAATCTGTTTCAATGTAACAGCTAAAGATAAATCTGCAGGACTAGTTAAAGCATCAAGCAAACTGGGATTGTCTGATAATCTAACAGTGCATAAGAAATGCACTAGTGGCTGCTACAAGAAAATCTAATCAAAGAGGGTGAGTTAATCACCGAGAAAAAGGGGCTAGATTATCTCCATAAATGTGTGACCCTGCGGTAACAGCTTAGATTACCAACACCCGTAAAGTACACCACTAGTTATGGTCTCTTTGATTAACTCACGCTTACTTTAATATTTAATTATGGGTAACGTACCTACCGGCTTTTGGGATGCCGGTAATTTGAAGGCTCTAGGAGGTGCTAGTAAGAAAGTGACTCACGTCATTAAATTACTAGCACCAACTGAGCTAATCATTCACAACAAAGATTATTACCTTACGGTACTATCAGTACTAAGGCAGAATGGAATAAAGTATGAAGAAAGCAGTAGTACAACAGATTGAGGACGTATTTGTTGAGTCTAAGAAAGGTAAGTTAACTCTTAACGTACCACAGAACTTTAGGTCTTATCAACTACGAACATTTATTTTGCGTAATAACGCAGAACTTAAGAAACTAAGATTATTAACTTCTAAAACTACATCAGATGAACAGAGAGACATTGAATCAGCAGAGTGCACAGTTAATTCGGATCGACAAGCAGACACAGGAAGTAGTCTACAAGGGTCAAAGGAGTAATTGCTGGCGATTGAAGGCTTGTTATGACAAGTCACCAAGATTAGCTGGAATGAATCATGTAGTAGTAATAACTAATAACAAATAATATGAAAAAGAGTTATGTAGAAAGACAAGCAGACTGGCTTAGCAAACACAACCTCAAAGTTGGAGATTTGGTTAAAGTATTTAAAACAGCTGCGAATGATGAAGATGGTTGGGAGAATTCTTGGGAACCAGAAATGACTGTTGGTCTAATCAGAACAATTAACAGCATTGGTGGGACTAACGGCATTAATATGGAAGAAGATGATTTTCAATATCCGTACTTCTGTCTCAAACCAGTAAAAGCAGTAAAACCTAAACCAACACCAAAACCTAAAGCCGTAAAGGCTAAAATGGTTAAAGAAGAACTAAAGGAAGCTATTAGAGGTAATCAGGATGGTAAAATTGCCAAGGCAATTATCGACTATTTCTTAAGCAAAGGAGCTACAAATGAATGTAACTTCTTTGGGACTATGAACTCTGCATTTTATCTAATAGATGAAAATAATAAAATAAATTGGTTCTACAAAATACCAGCAGGTTACACGGAAATTACATTACCAGAACCAGTTAAAGTAAAACAACCTAAAACAACAACAAGTATGAAAGATTTGAAAGAGTTTGGAGTAAAAGCAAGTAGCTTTGCACTTTACAAAGCATTTAAAGAAGAGGCTGAGGCTAAAGGGTGGAAA